GGTCACGAAGAACCTCAAGCCGTCTCTCGACATGCCGATCCACGGACTGGTCGACGAAGTGTGGGAACACGTCGAGGCCTTCTCTCTTCTCAACCGAGAGGATAGACGACCTTACACAATCGACGAAGTTCTGCATGGAGTCACCCGAAGTGGCCTCCCGCTCGAAGCAGTGGATCTCGATACGTCTCCTGGATGGCCATACACCACGTACGCCGTCAAGAAGACCCTTCCGGGCAAGCCTGGAAAGAGAGATTTCATTGTCTCAGATGCTAGAGGAAAGAGAACCTGGACTGATCTCGGAAGTGATGAACTGGCACGAACATGCCTTATGCTCGCCAACGATGAGAAGTTCCTGTTTGTCGATACTCTGAAGGACGAATTGCGTGTGTCTCACAAGATCTACGCGCCAAGAGTCTTCAACGTGGGTAACTTCATTATCAACATCTTGCTGAAGGTCTTCTACGGACCCTTTCAGACGAACATGATGAAGTCATTCATGCGTGCAGGCGAATACGCCTTCGGAGTCAATCCATACAACGAGGAGGAGTGGACGAAGATCGCAGATCGAGTCTTTAAGTCCCCAGTGGACTTCGAAGATTCTCTCGTGATCAACGGAGACTTCTCTAAGTTTGACAAACGAATCCCTACCAACATCCTGAATGCGTGCTTCGACATCATGTTTGAGTGGACGTTCCGCCGGTACCCCAAGTATCGAGAGGAACTGACCGTGATCGGAGGAGTAGCAATGACGAACGAACTGTGGATGAACAAGCTGCGATCGGTCATCACGCACAGACGCCATCTGTGTGGGACGATAACATACGATCTCGACTGGGGCAATCCTTCTGGAAACGCCCTCACTACCACTATCAACTGTCTCGCTAACTCTCTAATCATGCGATCCGCTCTTCGTGAAATATGCCCCGAAGTGCCATTCACCCTCACCATCTACGGAGATGATAACTGCCTAAGTCTCGATGCGACAATGACTGGTCTGATCGATTCGATGACGCTTTCCAATAAGCTCGCTGAGTACGACATCACTTACACGGGAATGGAGAAGGACGGTTGCTTCAGAGAAGCTTACACCGCTCACGAAGATGTCACGTTTCTGAAACGTCGCTTCGTTCCTTCACCTATCCGTCAAGTCTACACAGCTCCACTCGACTACACCACGATAATCAACATGATACAATGGCAGAGGAAGACTCCCGACTCCCACACAGCCCTGACGGCTCTTGTGCATTCGGTTCAGAGAGAGCTCTCGTTCTATCCGATCGATCTCTACGATGATACCATGCATGCAATCAAGCGCCGCGCTGTGGAGGAGGGAGTAATACTCGAATTCCTCTCCGAAGACGCCCTGACGGAGCTGCGAGACGAGTCATCCGTACACTACTGTGCTGGACTCTTCAAGCAGCCCGAAAGGGACTGAATCCACCTGCCTTAATGCCTTTCATTTGGAGATTCTTTTTTATAATATTCTCGTGAGATTGTGTTTCATTGCCTATGTTTAACCTCATATAATCCGAAACACAAAATCACAAAAACATTTACAAAAAGAAAATCCAAAAACGAAGCTTGGCCGAGCTTTCGACTATTAATAACCTTTCTAGTTTTCTCGTTTAAGTTTCTCTCATGTCATTTTTCCATGTGCCTTCCCCCACTTGTGTGATCGCAGAGGATTGCAACCTCATTCACCCCGAGTGTAGTTATTAACAAAGGAGACTACATTCATGTGCTGCAAGTGGAAGAACAACAGCTTCCTGGTTTCTCGGAGAGAGCGTAGTGTCTATCTCTTCGTTGTAAATTGCCACACTAACAACAGTAATGCCAACGACTCAACTGCCCCAATGAATCCCTCAATCGCTTCAACGTCCGTCCATGAAGAGCTCGGCCAGACTACAAATCCGGTCGGACCCGACTCAACGATGCAACAGGAACAGGTAACTTTCTTTGACGCTCCGGAATCTCATTCTGAGACCACAGTAGCGAACATGTCCCAGACAGAGGTGGAAGTAGTTCATCAGGATATCAAGCATTTCCTTGCCCGTCCGATTCGAGTAGGTGCCTTACAATGGACAACCTCATCTCAAGTCGGCGCAGTGCTCGGAGTCTTCGATCCCCTTCGTAACTCGCTTTCTAACTCTCTCTCTTGGAATAAGCTCGATGGTTTTCAGTATCTACGATCTACGGTCAAAGTACGGTTTCAAGTGACTGGCAATGCCTTCTTCGGTGGAAAGCTTCGTGCTGTATGGATCCCTCCCAACCGTGCCGGAACGTTCTCAACACCTTACAGTGTGAGCCTTCCTGCCGTGACTGGAATCCAGATCGGCATCGACATCTATCCGACGGACAACGCCGTCTACGAACTCGATATTCCCTGTATCCTTCCTCAACGATTCTTCGATCTCTCTCGATCTTACTCGATAGACTGGTCTACTGCCAATCCGTATGCTCATTCGGACGGGCCTACCGGTCTCTTCACTACTAATGGTCTAGTCGCCATCTACGTTATCGCGCCTCTCATCACAGAGCTCCCGACGGATTCGTGTTCCGTGGTGCCCTTCA